TTAGTGTTCCATACCCTGAAATATAAACAGGATCGCCTTTAGCAATAGAAGATCCGCTATTATTTGTTACATCAAGGGTGTGGTATGCAGGACCAACTGTTGTAAGTAAGGACTCAATGGTTTCAGCCAATGACTGAATATCTTCGTGAACATTTACTGGATCACTAGATAGTGGATAAGGGATATCATAATTTGTTGTTGAACCTGTAGCCATAGTATTTACCATTATACCACTTCATAGAGATACTTTTATAACAATTTAATAAAAAATGTTAAAACTTTGACTTTTGGGGCAAAAACATGTTATACTTGGAAGTAACACCAGACAACTGGTGCTTTTGTTTCTAGGAGGTTTATTTGATGAGAAGAGACAAGATGGCTTGGATTGGAATCCTATCTTTAGTGGGACTACTTGCACCCGTAAGTAATTCTGCTAATGCACTAACAACTACAACTGATAATAATTTACTAATTAATACGTCTAAGATTACCCCTGCCGACCCTAAGTCGGTTTTTTTGGTTTCTAAGCCAAAAAAAGTTTCAGTTTTGGCAAAGTATGAAAATGCTTCGTCTTTAACAGACTATGACCTAGTTCAACTATTGAAGGCTGTAGGCTTTACTGGAAAAGGTCTTAAGACTGCTTGGGCTGTGGCCAAGGCAGAGTCAAACGGAAGACCTTTTGCATTTAATGGAAATGCTAAGACTGGTGACAGTTCTTACGGGGTATTCCAAATAAATATGATTGGAATCTTAGGTCCTGATCGTAGAGAAAAATTTGACCTAAATGCTAACGCTGAGTTGTTTAACCCAGTAAAAAATGCAACAATTGCATTCCACATGACCAAGGGTGGTACAGATTGGAAGTCTTGGAAATACGCTAAGACTGCTCCTGTACAAAAATGGTTAAAGAAATTTCCACACAAGTACTTATAATACTTAAAATAAAGAACCCCATTGGATTTCTCCTTTAGGGTTTTTTATTTGCCTAAAACTAAATTTTATATTATCTTTTTTTGATGGTCTTTATATTTTTCTCCAGACGTATGAACTCCCTTAAAATACCTTCTTCCTGACTGATGGGGCTTATCTACGTCTACGGTATTTCTCTCTACGCTCAGGTTCATAGACTCTAAAATTTCATTTTCATGAACTTCTATTGGAAAAAGGTCTTGAATAAACTTTAGGTCAAAACCTTCTACAAAGTTTCTAGGAATTGGTAAAAAGGCCCCCAAGGGGTCTCCTTTGCGAATACTAATTTTTAAATTTGGAACGGTAACTTTAAGATTAAAAGTAAAATCTCTTCTAATATTGTCTGTCTCAATAACACCTGTCATAGATACACATCCTGGAATAAACATATTTGGAGGCTGGATCGTCATTAGATTAATGCCTATGGGGGTCTTTAGGGCAAATCTATTCTGAATTGTAATAATACCACTGCCAAAACCAGTTTGAATAATTTGTTTATTACTATTGCTATTATCAATAAAAGTTATAATTGGATTACTTTCTGTACCGTCCCAGATTGCGTCAAAGTCAATTAATGACTTAATCATAAATCCGTATTGGTTACCAATTGTTAAAGGCAAACAATAGTAAAAATGAGAAGTAAACCAATCTCTTTTTAGGTTTCCTTTTAATGGTTCAACTATTTCTTTGTAAAACCCATCATTGTCTAAAGCATGAGGAACAACAATAATTGTGTTCTCTGGCACCTCATATGATGGATCGTTAAGGTGTGGGCCAGACATGAGACCTTTCTTTTTCATATGTCCAGAAAGAGGCAATGGTATATCTCATGTCCCCTTCAATTTTTGTAACTCCGTGAAGATGCTCTGGATCTCCTGGATGCATTGCTAGTGTTCCTTGTTTTGGAACAATTTCAAAATTAAAATTTGGATAAAATGTGTGGCCTCCAGAGTAATTATTGTTTAAATATATAATAGTTCCAAAGACTCTGTGATCAAATCCGACAACATCTGTATTGCTCATATCATCTGCGTGAGGCCCTTGTTCCATTCCTGGAAACCATCTAACAACTTGCAAGGTGTCTGAGTATATTTCTTTATCAAGACCATATTGTTTTTTAATTTGTTCTCCGCAACGAATGTTTGCATCAAGCATTATCAATGCAGACTTTTTATCGTAATTAATCATTTTATAATAATTAATTATTCGTCCATCCCAAAAATCACTTCCACCACTTTCCCACAGATTAGACTCTACAGCAACGCTAATCAAATAATCACAATCTTCTTTTGATAAAAAACTTTCTACAGTTTTTGCATTATTCATCTCTACCCCTATCCATTAGTTCTTTTCTCCATTTACGCCAGCCATCGTATAACTCTCCTAAATTATGCCCAACGTGTTCGTAAAACTCTTTCATACTTCTTTCATAAAAAATATCACCATCTTGTATATCTTTACCTATTAGTATATCAATAATTCTGTCTGTTGTATAGTCTCTTTTAGGAAAATATTCTTCTGGAAAATCTTCGTGAAGTCTTGGCCTTCTTATTCTGTCTGAATATAAATGATAAATAGGTATATTTGACGGAACATACACATTCCATCCTGCAGTAAATGTTCTAAATCCGTTTAAAACTTCTTCTCCCCAAAATAAAACCCATTCTGGCTGGGGAATAGTTTTAAAGTATTCTGCAGGAGCAAAAATAAAATGCCCTGTCATATACCAATCACGAGCATACTCTTTTCCTTCTATAGGCTCCAAGATTGTTCCTCTTGGAGATAAGTCATAAGAATGAAGTAAATTTTCTTTTGTTGTATCTGTGTGCATTACAAAGGAAACTGGATAAGGTTGTTCTTTTTTTTCTTCTGTGCCATCTTCAAAGATATCAAAAACAGGCAAAGCCCCACTTAGTATTGGCTTTTTGTCATCTATTGACTCGATTAATTTAATTAATCTTGTATCCCATCCTTGATCAAATCTAGAATGTGAGTCTATCTGAAGTATATAGTCATAAGTATCATCAAGCCATTTTAAACAACGATTTCTGCATGCTGTAACACTAAACATCTTACCAGCAAGTTCTAGGTCATATTGAACCTTTCCATCATAAGTTCTTTCTAGTTTTGATGACTCAATTTCGTGTTCTAGTGCATGAATAAAACATCCAACCATGATATTCTCTGGATAGTCTGCTTCACAAATTAATGAATCAATTGTGCCTTGTAAATATGGATCTCTATAAGACGCTAAAGATACATATATTTTTTTCATTTACCATTTTCCTAAAGGGCACACTGCATCTTTAAGTTTTGTTTTTGCTGCCATAAAACACCCACATTTCTTACATTGAGATGTTAATTTTATTAATTCTGGACATGCTTTGCATAATTCAAATCTTGAATCAGAAATACTTGAATCTTCTAAATATTTATCAGGATTAACCATATCCCAAGGACGAGTATTTCCAATATTTTGTTTGTATTTTGACCAATTGCTATTAGACATTGTAAGGTTGACCAATTACAAGAGAATCTGGACTATTTGTTATATCAACAAATATTGGATTACTTGTAAATAACGCCCAATTTCTTTCATCACACATAATTGTGTCTGCTACTTCTCCATCAACTACTACTGCAATTTTATAATTTGTTACAACTTGATGTTCTGACATTTTATTACCTCCTATCTTATTCTATCATATAGAATTATGTTTGGCAACATGAGTAGTACCATGTTCCAGTTGTATATGCATACCAAGATACAGACCCACAAGAGCCATTGCTGACGGTTTGATTTCCTGGAGGGCTTACATATATGCTGCCTGTATTTACAGTTGTTCCTGTAATACAATTTCCATAATTTGAACCTAAATCTGGACCTCTAGTTGTATAAGTTGCACCCGCAGCAAAATAATTCCACATTGTAAGATTAACGCTTGATCCTGATGAAACTACAGTTCCTGATGCAGGAGATTGACTTTGAACCTTGCCCTCATTTGCAGGATCAGAAGTGTTTGATCCAGTTGCAAAACTTCCTGTTGATAGGCCTGCTGCTGTGATTGCAGACTGTGCTTGAGAAGATGTTAAACCAACAAC